GACCATGGAGAGTCGGGGGTGTCTTAGCCTCCTCAAAAAAACGACCACCTTTGACCAAATTGCACTTTTGACACAATTGCCTCAAATTCCATAATTCATCGCTCCCGTTCAATCGCTTTGGAATTATGTGATCAATGTGCATCTGGCCTTCTGTCTGGCCACACATCTGGCAACATCCATCACGCTTAAGCACCATCTCTCTGATCTTACGCCATCGAGCTGTGCTACCGGCTTTCCAGTTGCGTGACATCAATGCCACCCATGCTTTCGCCAATGAGCCAATGCACCATTGCAAATCTTTCCTTCATACCTATGATCAATGTATCTCAATGTCCAGTCGATCATGCGATACCCATCAAGGTTCCTGTATTTGGTGTTTCGCATCTGGCCCAATCCAAAGTGATTGCCATTGGGATTGATTGCCTCTACACGCCAATTGCTTTCCTTGGTTATCAATGTGTCAAAGCACTTCATCTCTTTCCAAGAGATAATTCGAGAGTGTGCATAGAGCTTCAATGAATCAATTGATGGCTTTGTTCTTGCATCTTGTGTGGCACTTGCCGGTGTTGTGAATACAACACATAGCCCGGCCAATAGCACCAAGCATCGCTTGCGAGCTATCCGCCTCAGCGGCTCGCCCACGAGCATGGAGCGTAACAACAAAGTCAAATACCACGCAACATTGAGCGTGGTGTTGGGCGTTGCGCACAGCCTGTGGATGATGCCTGTGGATAACTTAATCATGACTTACCCCATCCTGTGCCTTTGAATACGGCTGAGACATTGCTCCAAATGCGTGTCATTGGAATTGCACAGGCCATGCAATTGCCAGCATCCACATCACCATCAGCATCGATGGATCGATAGATCGTTGCATTGGTGCCGCATTGATCACACTTGAATTCATAAGTTGCCATCTGACAATTCTCCAATCCTGTCATCATCGACCAGCTTGATGCCAAATGTGCCACATCCCATGCATTGAGCAAACCACTCATGAGCTGTGAGTTCAGCACCTTTCTTGAGGCCATGGCGTTGCTTTGGTTTGCCGTAAAGCTTCTTGCAGATCGAACAATCAAATTGAAGGATGTGCATAATTGCTCCTCATCAAAGTCTCGATTGGTTGCAGGTTGATTTGTGGCACGCTCCAATTGTTTTGTGATGCGTTTCGGTATCTTGGTTTTTTAGCTACGGCCACCGGAATCCAGCCAACGATGTGCATCTTTGGTGAATTACCTGTAACAAGCACCGCAATGTCACGATCATGTCGATCTGATTCCTGAATCCACAGATTTGAGTGAGGATTGCTCGACCATTTCACTTCGATGTGTTGGCCCACATCAGCTTGAGACTTATCCCATGTGATGCCGGGCGTGTAGTCGTAACCCAAAGCTTTGGCCACTACCCACTCAGAAACCATTGATTCAGCATTTTGTGCTACATACTCAAACCACGACAGATTACGCACGATGCGTGAGCTGTGATCAGCACTTCGATCATGGCAATGTGAAATTGCTGCAATCATGCATTGGACTTCTTCGATGCGGTCGATCATCGGCAATCACCACAAAACCAAATGACCTTTTCGTGATTGTCATAGCCTTTTTGGTAGCCAAATGAATCGAGCTTGACAAGCTTTGAGCATTTGTCGCATTGCTCAATTTTGTATTCCTCCAGCACTTCGCCTTGAAAATACATTTTGCCAGTCATGGTTTGAGGATTGAGGATTTCCATAAAGTCGCTCATACTTGTGGGTCCCATTTTCCGGTTGATCGCAATACATACCAAAGCGGTGTGCATTGGGTTGCCTTAGTGCGCTCTGTGCAAAAGTAGCCGCCCCATGACTTTGGTGCCCCATCATGTGATTGCTTCCAAATGCGATGCCCGTGTGAGCATTGCGGTGCCTCTTGTACAAGCTCTCCACCGAGCTGCTTGGCAATCTCATCCATCGATGATCCGAGTGATGGGATGCCGGCTTGCTCAGCTTCTGCCGCTGTCTTGTAGCTTGGCACATCACCAAATTTGGTTGTCCAGTAATCATGTTCAACCGGCTTTGTTGCATCGTTCGCTTTGACTTGCTGCATCGTTTCCTTTGTAGCCTTTTCTGTGCCACCCATAATCAAAGCCATCACTCTCATCAAAGCTGATGTGACAGTATCCTCAACAAACCAGCGTTTCATGTTTGGGTTGTAAGCCTCACGATAGCCGAAAGCGTAATCAATACCGGCTGGCTCTGTTTCATCTTGATTGCGCCATGCCTTAGCTTGTACGAGCACAAAGCCTTTGTCAGCATTGAATTCAACAATGTGAGCTTCGAGTCGGCCATTTGCAAATGTGGCAATCCAGCGATCTGTGCGCTCTTTGTTGCCTTCGTAATTTTCTAAAAATCCGGCCATTAGTTGTTCACCTTGCGATCAGCTGAAACAGCGTGTCGTGCTACGGCCCGGCCTCTTGTATAGCCTTGTCGCTGGCCTTCCTTGAATCCGACCGCGTAGCTCATGACAGCCCAAAAAGCTCCTGCGATGATCATAAAGATCACAATTGATAATTCGTTCATTGTATTGCTCCCGATTCGGGAACTACTGTGCTTCGCTCCCAAACAGAGAGTGACAGCAATGCCTGACATTTTCAACAATCACGCTCAATTTATGGCGTGTCGCTACCGCCAAAACGCTTTTCGATTCCTTTTTCATACTCAGATTTGTTTTGCTTATCTTTGAGGCCGTTGGATGCTAAAACGCCACCTAATGACCCGGTGAGGAAAATTGCCAAAGTCTTGAGCAGATCGATGAAAGCTGCATCATTTGGAGCTTGTGCTCCAATTGGCTGTGTTACAAAGATCAATGCGTATGTGATGCCCAATGTGACAATCAAAAAGACAAATGACAAAACCGCGCCAATGAGAAACATCAGCCGCGCCTTGATTTCCTCTTGACTTAAACGCTCTTTATTCTTTGAGGCCATCACCGATCACATCCTCTGTACAGGTTCCCGTGACTTTGCATTGTGGTTTTTGGCACTCTGGGTTTTCCCAATTCTCATGCTCTTGGCATGGGTATCGCACCCATCCTTGATAACCACACCCGGCAAGGTTTAGCGAAAGGATCAAAGCTAAACCTGCCGTGAGTAGTTTCGGGATCATTTCCCCGTTGATCCGAAAGCTTTGTCAGCTGGATTCAACCAGCGCAAAATGACCGGCACAACAGCTGCCACGCCACCCATTGCCATTGCCTTGATGTCTCCACCGGCCATGTACACGGCTAAAGCTGCGGCAATGTATGACCGCGCCCATGATGCTGCAATTGCTTTTGCTTGCTCCATTATTTTTCTCCTTTTGGTCGATCTGGTAAATCACCAGAAAATGGCTCATAAGCTGGTCGGCCGTAACCCACCACAAATGAGCGTGCTCCCAAAGCTCTTGATTTCACCATCACTTCTCCACCATTGCGCTGATCGCCACCGCCTGATGTATTGCCTTCAATAGTCACAATCTGTTTTTCAGATGCTCGGATCACCAAGCCAATGTGATTAATTGTAGTTTTGTCATCAACGATAAAATCAAAGAAAACAAAATCGCCAATTTTTGGTGTTGTGTGCCATTGCTTGGCCTTCTTGAAAGCCTCAGCTCCAGCGCGTGTGCTGACAACATTTGGCACCTTTACACCGGCTTGATCGGCACACCAATTGAGAAACGACCCACACCATGGAAGCTTGTCGGCCTTCATGTGCTTGCCATACTTTGTCTCATTGTTGCCTGTTTCAGCCGTACCCACCTCAGCAAGTGCAACCTGAATCAAACGCGGCAATGTGCCTTGTGGAAATGTCACAATCCAAGTGCCTTCAAATCATCAGCTGTCAAACCAAGTGCAGCTAGTTTTGCTTTTGCTGTTTCTGCCGCAGCTTGTCGCGCCGCTTCTTTTGCGTTTGCTTCCGCTTTCAATGCTTCTTTGTAAGCAACCATTGCCGCACGATCTGCTTCAAATTTTGCTAAATCGTCACCTGTTAAAACAACGACTTCATCGGCAATTTGTATTGTTACTTCATTAGATGCTGTAGCCATAAACGGACACCTTTCCTGTAATAGTACCTGAACCCGGAATAATTGTGAAAGCATCGTATGATGTTGTGACATCCATGCGACCAATAATTTTGTTTGCATAATCATAAGGCCCGGCATTTCCCGACAATGCTTCAGCACTGTACCCAGTCTTAAAAGTCTCAAACGGGCTTAACAATTCCATTGTGATAAATCGATTTTGAAAACCAGCGTTGGAAACAACCGAACCAGCAGCAAAAGATGTTGCTGACGCACCTGACCAGCTAGAACTGTGAGCATCGGAGTTATTGACACCGCCAGTTGTAAAGTTTTGGAACAGATAATTGCCAGCCGTTGAGTTATCGCTGCCACCTGTTCGCAAACGAATGTTTAAGTCATTTGTCGCAGAACAAGCGGTAATTGTAATAAAAATTTTGTAATTTGTGTATGTTGATGAAAACACTGAACCAGTCGAAACAGAAGCAGCCGTTGTAAATGATGTGGTAGAAATTAAAGTTAATGCACCCGTACTTGCTGGTGTTGCCCAAACTGCTGTTGTGCCGTTGGATTGCAAAACCTGTCCATTTGTACCAATTGCAATGCGCCCGGCTGTATCAGCTGCCGTGCCAACGATCAGATCGCCAGCTGCATCAATCAATGATTTTGGAATTGCGCCATCTGCTAGGTCATAAGCTGATTTGACCGATGCTGGCACGGCCGCTGTTGTTGTCGATGTGCTGGATGTTGAATTCTCCAGCTGCACAGCACCTTTTTGAGCTGTTGTTGCATCCTGAATTCCAACAGTTACAGCACCAGATGTGCCACCACCTGTCAGCGGTGATGATGCTGTGATCCCGGTGATGTCACCTTGATCATTTGCGATCCAAACAAAATCCATGTCGGTGTTTGAATTTTTTGCCAAAATTTGGCCTGATGTGCCACCTAATAAATCGGCCAATGATGTGGCCACAGCTTGTCCAAATACTTCAAAATCAGCTGGCAAATCCGTGACCAAATCGGTCGGTGTCGGCATTTGCCACGAAAATGGATTGGTCGGGTTGCTCACTTGTTTCTCCTTACGCTACGACTAACGCGGTTGCCCAATCTAGGCTGCCGCTGATTGTGTTCCATGATTCTGCCAATGGGACATCTTGCCATTGCATGGATTGCAATGAAAATGCCAATGGAGAAAGAATAGCCGTGACCGATACGCTGTTGTAAGCGGCACGCCATGTCCAGCCTTCAACAAATCCTAAATAGGTTCCGGCTGCCATGTTGAGAGGCAGGTCATTGATACGCAACGGCAGCCCCATAAAAATGCCAATTAAAGCATCACGATCAGCATCATCAATTTCCGAATTTGTAAGCTCAAAAGTGATCTGTCTAAAATTGGCTTGTGGGTAGGATCTCAAACCCAAATAAAATGCAGCTTGATCCTCGGCATCGGTTTGGTTTTCAATGGTTGTCGTGATGATTTGCGCCAATGGCCCATACGCCAAAATAGATGCTGGATCACTATCCGTTACCTGTGACGATGAATTTTCTTTGTATTGCAATGTGATGTCATTGCGGATGTCACCGGATCGCGTTTGAATTGACAGCGAATTTGCAAGTGCTTGAGCAGCTGAAACATCGGTATAGCCATTTGTAGCCAGGTAGATTGAGCGGTGCAAAGCCGCGGCATAGCTGATTTGGCCTTGTGCGTTCTCGTAAATGTAACCCAATCCGGATGTGGCAAGTGCTGAAACCAATGAATAAACATCAGTCGTTGATGCGTTTCTCTTTGCTAATTCGTACTCGC